CCATGCTATGAGAGAACAGGAGTTATTCCTTGATCTAGTTGGCTGCCTGGATGCTAACGTGTAACGGTTCCCCGCCCTAAAGGACGGGGCTTTCCACTGCACCAGGGACACACTGATGCGCGAACATAGGCTTTGTTACAGCAATTTTTCTTTTGAGAGAAATAAAGAAGTATGCTTTGCAAGCTCGTATACCGATTCAGGCAGATGAGACCTATCTGTATGAGAGATTCTTTCTCTGAGATACGTTATCGCAGAATCTGCTTGAGTTCTTTTTTCTTGGAGAAAAGGAAGAATTGCCTCAAGGAATACAAGCTGTTCATTGAAACTTCCTATTTGCCAAGAATGAAGCGGTTTATTAACGAATTTCTTAGCATGATGAATATGTCCGCCAAATACTGCTTGATATTTTTCAAGGATTGGCAAATAAGAAATGCTTATTTGCACACAAAGTCTTGGTATGCGTTTTCCTTCTATATGCTTCCTCATAGAGATACATCCTTCACCATCAAAAAGACCAGCGATATATGCAATATCAGTATTAATCACAAAGATTCCTCAAATTGGATAAGAGCTATTAAGCTGATCCGGCGTCAACAAGGCGGGATCGTCGAAATCACAGACCGCAGCGATATACCAGTGCCCACGGACAAACATCAAATCCACTTCGCCCTTGCGGTGTTCAAGCAAACGGCGCTGATGGTCGCCACAGACATAGCTAACCTTGATTCGTCCGTGCAGAGTCCAGATCGACACTTGCTCATCGGAGACAAGCCGGAACAACCGATCATCGTAGGGCTGTGCCCCCAAAGAGCGAAAAACGCGCTGCGTTTTCTTATCGAGCTTGTAGGCATCGGCCACTTTGGCAATACAGCGCACGGATACCTGAGAAGCAAGGTTAAAGCGTTCTCGCGTTTCCTGATACACCAGTTTGTGCAAATCAAACTGCCGGAACATTTCTGCTCCCCATGCCTGCTCCGAAATCCAGTTACAAGCCGCATTGCATCGCTCCAGCGTTTGCTGGAGCAGATCCGCTTGTTCGGGCGTCGGCTGCAGTTTGATGTTAGCGACAAGTTTCATAATTCCATTATAGAAACTTTGCTAGCCCTTGTAAACCCCCAAAGACTTACCGCGCCTTGCGCGGTGCGCTATCCCTCCCCGCCGTGAACGGCGGGGTCTCTCGCGGAGAATCTGATGACGAACTACGCACTGCCGAAGCCGACCGGGTATAGAATGCTGGTCAAGCCTTACAAAATGCCCAAAAGAAGCGCTGGCGGTATTATCCTTGCCGACGAATCGCAAAAATACGCGGATGTGGCGTGCTTCGTTGGGCAAGTCATGGCCCAGGGTGACGAGTGTTATTCGGGACGGGATGACCGATTCTCGAATGGCCCATGGTGCAAAGTCGGCGATTGGGTGGCTTACGCGCGTCATGTCGGTCAGACGGTGAAGATGAAGAACTCGTCGAATCCAGACGACGACGACGAGTATATGCTCATCAACGACGAGGATGTCCGGGCCGTGGTCCCTGACCCGAGTCAAATCAGAATGTATCTGTAACGCATGAGGGATTAACCGCATGGCCGAAGCGATTTTAAGCGATGACGAACTCGACTTAACCGTCGAGGGCGAATCGGACCCATCATCGCCGGGAGGCGAAGAGACGGAAGCAGGTCAGCCCGCCGACGACGGTGGCCTCGAAAGCCCGCCCACGGGACGCCGTGAAGCGGATGATGATGACGCGGCTTGGTCTGAAAAGGTCAAGAAGCGCATCGGCAAGGAGGTCTATCGTCGAAAAGCGGCTGAAGAGCGCGAGGGCCAGCTTAGTGCTGACATCGCGGCGTTGCGCGCGGAGATCGACCAGCTCAAGTCCCACAACGCGGACGCCGCCGCCAGGGCGACCGATGGCGAGTTGCAGGGCAAGCTGGCCTCCGCGCGACAACGACTCAAGCAAGCGATTGAAGACGCCGATACCGACGCGCAACTTGAAGCGCAAGAGGCGCTGGCGGATGCGAAGCTGGAACTACGCGAAGCAGCGGCTCGACAGAAACGTACTGATGGCGATGACCGTCAGGGCGGTGGAAGACCGCCAGCGGCACCGGCCAATCCGACCATGGCGGCCGGCGCGGCGGCATGGCTGGAAAGAAACCAGTGGTATCTGTCCGGGCAGAACACGCGGCTGGCCCGCTTCGCCGCCGAATTGGACGCGGATTTGATTCAAGAGGGCTACAGCCCGGACGACGCCGGCATGTACCATGAACTCAACCGGCGACTCCGCGCCGCCATGCCCAACGCCGCCGATCTGATTAAAGACGCAGGTGAAACGGCGCCAGCGCGCGGACGCAGCGCGGGACCGCCGACCGGTGCCAGCAGCGCCGATGGCCAGCAACGACCCGGTGGCAAGCGACGGCTCACGCAGTCCGATCTGGCACAAATGGAAACCTTCGGGCTTGACCCGAACTCACAAGAGGACCGTAAAGCATGGCTGGCAACACACTGACCCGCGAGCAAACCAGTCGCACCGCACTGGAAGCATCGCCAGACGAGCGGATTTCCGACGAATGGGAGCCGACGCCGTTCACCGCCGCACCACCACCGCTACCAGACATGGAGCAACGCTGGGTACGGATTCGGTTGCATGGCCAAGACGACGTTCAGAACTACCTGCGCGCTCGCCACAACGGCTGGACGCCGCGTCCCGCCGAAACTGTCAGTGGCGGTCATGTGGTCCTGCTGGACAAACTTAGCGAGCGGTTTGGCGAGAAGGGAAGCGTGGTGCAGAATCAGGATTGTATTCTGATGCACCGACCCGTCTCGATGGGCAATAAAGTCAGGGCGCATCACTCGGCGCAAAGCAATCGGCTAGTGCAGAGCGTCAAGCAGTTCGTCTCTGAACATCTACCCGCACAGCGCGGCGCGCATGGCGCCGTGGAAGAACTCTCGATGACATCGACCGTGGGGAATGGTGGCCGACGGCCAACGATCCCCGACTGAATCTTGCAATGACCGCCGTGAGGCGGACAGGAGTACAACATGGCCAATATCAATGGCCCCTTCGGGCTGCGGCCCGTCCGGCATCTGCACGGATCGACGATTGTGCAGAACGACTACACGATTGCGAGCGGCTACGCGAGCAATATCTTCATCGGTGATCCGGTCATGCAGACCGGCACCGGCAACAACATCCAGGTCGCTGTCGGCACGGCGGGAACGCCGACCGTCAACGGCTGCGGCGTCTTCGCGGGGTGCTTCTTCACGGATGCCACCGGCAAGCCCACTTTCTCGAAGTATTGGCCGTCCGGCACCGTCGCATCCGATGCGGTTGCTCTCGTCTGGGATGATCCTCAGATCATTTTCGAGGCTCAATCGCTGTCCTTCGCGCTGAACGACATCGGTGCGCTGGTGGATTTCACGGCGGCGGCGGGCAACACCAAGACCGGCCTTTCCGGCTCTTATCTCGACTCTACCACGGGCACCACCGGGAAAACCTTCCGGCTCCTGCGCCTGGTACCGCGTCCCGATAACGCGGTGGGCGCTTACGCCAAGGTCGAAGTTCTGTACGTTGAACACGCGCTGTTGGGTGTCGTGTCCGGCGTGGGAGGTGTGTGATGCCAATGCAACGTGCTAATTTTCCGAAGTCCCTGGAAGCGGGACTGAACGCCGTCTGGATGTCCAACGAGCGTAACTTCCCCGAAGAATGGCCGCGCCTCTTCGAGCGCAAGAAGTCGAACAAGGCCGTCGAGGAGCAGGTGCTCCGTGCTGGCCTGGGCGCCGGGCAGATCAAGGCGGAAGGGACGACGATTGCCGAAGACATGGGCGGAGAGTCCTGGACGCAGCGCTACCTGAACATCACGGTGGCGCTGATGTTCTCGCTCACCCAGGAGGCGTTGGAAGACAATCTCTACATGGACCTGGGTCGGCAGTACACCATCGACCTGCAACGCGCCATGAAAGAGACCAAGGAGATCATGGCGGCCAATGTCTTCAACAATGGGTTCAGCACGAGCTATCCCATCGGTGACGGCGCCGCTCTGTTGTCCACCTCACATCCCTTGTGGGGCGGCGGCACATCCAGCAACAAGCTGGCGACTCCGGCCGATTTCTCGGAATCCGCCTTGGAGGACTTGCTGATCCAGATTCGCAATTGCGTCGATGATCGCAACCTTCCGACGCCGATCAACCCGAAACAGTTGGTCGTAGGAAACTCGAACTATTTCCAGGCCGTTCGTATCCTGCGGACCATGCAGCGAGTCGGGACGACCGACAACGACATCAACGCCATCAAGTCCGTGGGTATCTTCGGCAATGATCCGGTGGTGTTGCGGCGACTGACCGATGCCGATGCTTGGTTCGTGCAAACCGACGCTTCGATGGGCCTGCAATACTTCCAGCGCATCGCGCTCCAAAAGGGCGGACAGGAAGATTTCCGCACCGGCAACTGGGAGCAGAAAGCCCGAGAGCGGTGGTCCATTGGTTGCACCAACTGGCGCGCGCTGTTCGGCAGCGAAGGCGCATAACGGCGCATAACGGCGCATTTCTCTTTCACTGATGCCCCGGCCACATGGCCGGGGTGGAGAATCCCAATGAGTACCAAGCACCATCTTTCGTCCGCTCAAGAACTGTATGTCGGCGCCGGCTACGATGCCTTGCTGTTCGGCACCAATGGTCGCAAGGGCGTTCCTGTTCATCTGCTGACCCGCGTCGCGCTGGGTAGCCCCATTGCCCTGGATGCCGATGGCCTCATCGTCGGCGCCACCAGCACGGAATTGCCCAACAACGGCACGAAGACGTACACCACAGCCAATCATGGGTCGTCGCCCATCGATAACGTAGCGACACCCACGCCGTCCACGATTACCACCAGTACCGGCGCCACCGCGAGCGTCTGGGCGCTGGATGTGCCGCGCAACATCACCGCGACCAGCACCGTCGCTGCCGCTGATACCGTGTTCACCATTACCGGGTACGACTACTGGAAGGTAAAGACGGTGGAGCAATTCACCATCGCCTCCGCCGCATCGTCCGGGGCTGGAAAGAAGGCGTTCGCGTACATCGAATCCATCGCCATATACTCGGCCGGCGACGTTACCACCGATACCGTCACGGTAGGCTGGGGCGACGTGCTGGGCTTGCCGTACAAGTTGACCTCGAAGGCCGACGCGGTACGGGTGTTCTTCAACGATGTCCTGGACGATTCGGCCACGGTAGTCAAAGCTGACGCGACCGATCCGGCCACCGCGACCACGGGCGATGTCCGTGGCACCGTGGACACTAACTCCGCGTCGGACGGTAGTGCTGTCGTGGTGTGGATGCACGTTCAGGATACCTCCACGCCGGAAGGCTTGCGGGGTGTGGCGCAGTACGGCGGCTAATCCATGATCCTCCTTCTGGAACTCGTCGAATCCATCCGAGAGCGGCTGCACGATCTCGGCGGAGATCGCGGCGACCCCTCAGCCGGCTTCTATGCGACATGGCAGGAGGACGACTCGGGTTGCCTGTGGAGCAACACGGAACTGGTTCGCCTTCTGAAGCGCGCCCTGACCGATGTTGCCCTGCGCGCGCCGATTTCCGAAGAAGGCGTGAGCGACGATGCAGTGGATACGCTATGCCGGCCCAGCGTCACGGCGAACACGGCGGAAGTCTCGATAGACTCGCGGATTTTCTATGTCGATCAAGCGCGACTCGAATCAGACCCGTACCAAACCCTTCTTGTGAAGACCACCAGCGCGGCCTTGGCCGCGAAGTACGGTGGGTCGGAATGGAGCACGCTCACGGGTCAGCCCACGCATTACCTGGAACCCAAGCTGGGCATCTTGCGGTTATTCCCCATCCCCGTTCAGGATGATGCGTTGCGCCTTCGCGTTCGGCGCGGCTATGCCATTGATTTCGAGTGGAGCAATATTGCCGACGAAGAAACGCCGACCGTGACGCTCAAAGATGTGGATGATGGGCTGTATGAGGCGCTGATTCTAGCCACATGCCGCCTTGCCTTCCTGAAGCGAGACGCGGATACGGAAAACCTGGATCGATCGCGCGAGTGTGAGCGACAGCTTGCTCAACTCGTTGGGCCGCCTATTTCGATTCGACAGCGTGAAGCCAGGCGCGAGAATGCCAATCTGGGCATTGCGATTCGCGGGTCGCCCAGATACCAAGGGTCGCGCTATCCATGGGGCGTTGATGATTTTGAGTGATTGAATCTCTGGTGGAACCTATGCCGAATTGGAATCAGGATTACCCGCGCACATTTAGCGGCCAACAAGGGAAAAAGGTCTATGATTTTTTGGTTGGAGTGCCAAAAAACCAGCAATCTATTTCCTCCAGCTACATGCCGCAATCGTTCCCGCAGCGAACTCCACAGTCCAATCCGCTGGGGTTCTTGAACGATGCAGACCAAACCGGCTTTCCGTCTCGGACGCCGGGGGCCCCGGCACGAACGCCGGGTGCCTCTTTGCCCACGCCGGATTTCATCACCGGTAATCCCGGTTATGCCACGCAAACGCAGTCCCTATCGCAAGGCTACAACAATGCGCTGGGCAACGATGTGTACGCGAAGGGGGGCACGCTGACGCCGGGGTCTGCTGAGTATCAGAACGCGATGCGGGATCGCTTGGGCGGCCAGTTCGCCGGCGGGAGCAATCCGCTATACTCCAGGCAGTACATGGCGCCAGGCGGAACTGCTTCCGGGATTTCCGGGATTGCGCCCGGACAAGGCACCGTGAGCGTCATGGACCAAGGGAACGGCGGCACGACCGAGGGGAATGTCGCCGCGATCAATCGCCAGACCGCCGCGCTGCAAGACCTCAATCAAGCACGGCTCGACGATCCCAATGTAGGACGCTTCCGCTTCGGCACGGACGGGATACGTCGTGGCGTCGATCCCCTGGATGTCGCCAGCGGTCGAACCGATTCCCTGGGGACGCTGCTTCCAGACGTGAGCCGCGCCAGAACCAGTCAGCAACTCCAGCTTGCCGAGATGGCGCAGCGGGCTAATGCCTTGCAGTTACAGGATTCTTCGGCCCGGTCAGGACGGCAACTCCAAGCCGACACGGCGCGCGCTAACACGCTGGCCGATCTATTCAAGCAGCAACAGCAATTCGGCTTGGAACAACAACGCTTGGGTGTGGATCAGCAAAAAATCAACGCCGATACCGCGTTGCGAACGAATGAGCAGCAGCAGAAGTGGGCGCAGAACGCTTTCGAGAACACCTTCCTGAAGATGCCCGAAGGGGATCGAAAGATAGCCGAGGCCGACTTGACTAATCATTTGATGCAGCTCTACGACAAGGGCGACCAAGAAGGCATCAAGAAACTGACGCCGCTGGCCAGCTTGATCTTGCGATACAACCCGAAGCCGGAAGACCCGCTCACGGCGTATCTGGCGCAACAGCAGCAGCGATAAACTTAGAAGTGAGGATTTCTCACTTCTAAAATTGTGTAACGCTGATAATACCCAGAATTCAGGGTATTATGGATGCTACATTAATACGCTTCAGATTTAAGGCTTATCAATAGAGGGAGTGTCATGCTTTCAAAAATCGTTTCAGTGGCGGCTGGCACCACCCAGACCATCCTGTTCAATGCGACGGGCGCCAAGAGAACATCGGCGTCCAACTCCGGGAAACCCACGATCACCATCATTATCGCCGGGGGCGCCACCGCAACTGTATCCACCAGAACCGCCGAGGGCGGCACAGCGGTGGCAGTGGCTAGTGGCAACCTTTCTGGAACGATTTCCGCCTCCAAGTCCGATGTCGTGGAAGGGTCCATTCATTCCTTCGATGTCACGGCGGCGGTGGCTACGGTAACGGTTGAGATCGCGTTTCCTGAAGACATCTAGGGGTTTAGCATGGGCAACTGGTGGGAAGAGCAACCAAAGCCAACAGGGTCGCTAGCGTCGCTGCAACCGACCACTCAGCCGCCGTCGGTTCCCGCTTTCGATAGCGCGGCCAATAATCCCTATGCGACTCAGCTCGCCCAGAGCTTGCAGGCGTATCGAAATCGGCCAAGCCGTTTCTCGACGGAGCCGGCCTCGTTGCCCGCGCCGGCGCAACCACCAGAAGCCAGTCAGCCGGCCGGCGCGTGGCAAACCCTAAAGGACATCGGCGGCGGTCTGATTGAGACCTTTCGCGGTATTCCCGGCGTCGTCGCAAGTAGCATGGAGGGCGTCGAGAACCCCTACGCCAAGGTGGACTGGAAAGATCGGACCATCGAAGCAGACCGCCAGCGCCAGCAGGCGAACCTTCAAGCGTTGCGCGACAGCGGCGAATTCGACCGGCCGATGGGTCTCGGGATGCCATTCACGCGCGGCGAGTGGGCCGAAACGACACAGAGCTTCCCCTACACCGCCGCGACGATGGGGCCGGCTTTGGTCGGCGGCGCCGTTGGTAGCGCGATTGGTGGGGCGTTAGGCGGTCTAGGCGGACCCGCCGCACCAGCCACAGTACCGGCCGGCGTCACGGCAGGACGCGCCATCGGTGGCACGCTGGGCGGCATGTTGGGCGCGTATTTGCCTGCTGGTGGCGCGGCGACCAACCAGTTCATTCGTGATTCGCTGGACAAGTACCGACAAGATTTCTCCGCGAAGAACGGCCGCGAGCCGTCTCCCGAAGAGATCGACGCCCACTACAAGAACGTAGTAGAGCCGCAAACCTCGCGCATGTACCACGGCGAAGCGGCGCCAGAAGCAATCGGAACCGTGGCCGAACTCGGGTTGATGAAATCGGCCATCGGCAACATGCTCGAAAGTGGCGGATCGTTGCCGATGCGAATCGCCAAGGCGGGCGGCAAGGTCGCGCTATCGGCTCTCGGTATCGAGCCGGCAACCGAAACTCTCACCCAGCAAATTCAGCAGCCCGCCTACGCGGCAACCGGCTTGACCGAGGAGGCGCCGCGCTCTCTCACGTCGCCGGAAGACTGGCTGAAATCGGCGGGCGAAGTATACAAGCAAGCCGCCGCCACGTCGCTGTTCTTCTCCGCGCTCGGTATCCCGGCTGGCGCGATGTATGGAAAGTACCAGCAACGCCGCGAAGGCAACGCCCGCGTGGAAGACGCCACCCAGGCAACGGCCGACTTGCGCGCCAACTTGGAGTTTGCC